GCACGCCGCAATCGTCCGAAACGTGATCTGCCCGAACATCATCGAGAGATCGACCCCCTGGATGCCCTTCGGGTAGTGAACGCCCTCGATGAGCTTCTGCGCGTCAGACTCCGGCAGGAATTTCTCCAGCGGAGCGCCGACCGCGATCATCGGAGGGTATGCAGGCGACTTGCTCATCGCGAAACGTTGTATCCACGCCCGCCGCAGAACCGGCACCCCTCGCCCTTGCAGATGTGGCACTGATTCCGATTCGAGGTCTGCACGCCAAGCTGCTCGATCCTCGGCCCGCTTCCAGAACTCAGGCGCGCACGCAGCGCCGCGTTGTCCATCTCCAGCTCCGCGATGCGCTCGGCGTCCGTCTTGACCGGCTCAGGTGAAGGCGGCGGCGCGGTCTCCGCTTGTGATTCAGGTTCGAGCGGTGCGGCGACCACCTCGACCTCCGTGCCGTTGTTCGGAATCGCCGCCACCGCCTTCTTCCGGTACACCATGCCTGGAAACCCTGACACCACATCTTGTGGGTGTCAAGCACTCCAACACAAGATGTCAGCCGAAGTCGGGGATGATCGTCTCAACCTTGCCCTGGAACGGGTCGCCGAAGATGACGACCACGCCCCGGTCGTGAGCCCAGTGCGTCACCTCCGGCTTGTGGATCTCTTTGGCCGCGATGGTGATGACTTCCGGCCACTCGCCGACGCCGTTCGCCCGGAAGCGGGCCAGGGCGGCGTCGAGCGTCTCTCGGACGCGGCTCATTGCCCCGGAAACGGCCCAGCCAGCGACATCTGGTAGCGGTACTTCGGCTCCAGTTTTCGGCGCATCTCGTCCCAAACGCCCTGCGCCTTCCAGACCTCGACAATAGCTTCGGCTTCTGCCTGCGTTCGCGTCGGGATCGGATTCGCGTCCAGTTGATCGGCCGCGTCGCGCAGAGCCGCGAGAACGCGAGCCTGATCCTCTGCGCACTCGTGTCTTGTGGCGAACATTTGGCGGTCGGGAATCACGCCTGCCTCTCCTTCAACCTCGCCCGCAGCGCCGCAACCTCAGCCTCCAGCTCGGCGATACGCTTCTTCAACTCCCACAGCGGCCCGTTTTTTGGCCCCTTGTGCGCGAGGATCAGGTCGAGAGGCTTGCGAGTGTCTGTCACGGGAGAGGCATTGGTTCGAGGACAAGCGCCGCCATCGGGCTCGACGGCATCGGTTCATCGAAAACGCCGTGGCCGAAGGGCAACCACGCGATGATCGCCTGTGCGTTCCGATCATCCCACGCGCGCATTCGGGCGATCCAGCGCTCAGCGAGTACGATGGCAACAGTCGGCTTGCCAGAGCATCGAACCGCCTCAACGACGTGTTCGAGATCGTCAATCGTCGGCGAATCGAGCTTCGGAAGCTGAATGAGCGTCACGGCGCTGGTTCCGGGGCAGGCGGGCAATATTTGAAGGCGTCGTCGGAGGGGAGCGGGGGCGCGGGCTTCGCGCCGATCTCTCTGAGCGCCGCGCACACGGCCTCGTAGTCGAAGCGGACCACCTTGGCCGTGAGCTTGAGACACGGAATGCGGCCATCGCGCGACCAACGCTGCACCGTGACCGGCGAGACCTTGAGCCTCTGCGCCAACTGATTCGCCGTCAGCAGGTTCTCCATGTGTGCTAGTCGAGCCGCCGCCATAGCCGCCAGGTGGAGGTTCACCCGCGCACGGCATCCCGCTAGCACGGGCGGCGGAAGCTCGGTGGGAAGGCTAGCCGCGAGAAGTGGGGAGCGCAACGACGAACTCAAGATGTTGCCACACAGAGCCGCCACTGCCGCGCAGCGCCCTGGCAATCTTCGCATCGTTCGCGTTGTCCTTGCACGTTCCAAGTCGAAGGTGGCGAGGGTTCACGCACCTCGCCCAGTTGCAGACAACCGGGTCGTGCAGAACCCAAAGCCCGTTAGGAATTGGTCCGTGCGTCAGCATCCACGACACCCGTGGAGCGTTGAGCGTGCGACGCTCGCCATTCCAGCGCACACCGAATCCGCCAGGACTGCCTTCGCCGTGAGGCCATGCGCTGTTCGTGAGCCACGGCCAGCAGCACTTCGGTCCAGACGACTTGTCCACGTTGCGCCAGAACCGCGCCACGTTTGACGGGTCACACAGCGCAGGTTCTACTTCTTCGAGATCCATCTCGGACTCCTTACGTCCAGGTGTTTCAGTCGCCGGGCCTGCGAGCTTCGAACTCACAGCGCCCGGCGCAATCCTCCCATCCGCAGAGGGGCGATTCAAGCGCGAGAAACCGACCTACTACGCCTGTAGTTTTTCCTTGACAGCCGCGCCGAAAAACGGCGACGCTTCTTCTGACGCCAAGATTGCGAGGCGATGGTCTGCCGGCGCTGACAGCACGCGCGCCGAACGAGACCAATGGCACGACGGGTTGCTCCTGCCACACAGCGCTAAGGCGAAGATCGAGCGGGCGGGGCAGAATCGAAAAATGTTGCAGATTTCTGTCAGAGGTCTCACGTCCACTTGCGGCCGGCGATCCCCCCAGGCGGGGGTCCACGATGCCGGGCTCGCTCGTGTACGCGCGGAGTAAAGGAACGCCTGCGATGTCGGAACGCGCTCCGATGATGCCCGACCTACCAGGGCTTGTGGTCTGCCGTTGTCCGACGCGCTCGAATTACCTGGAATCGGCCTTCTAGGTGGCAAGGATGCCGATAATTCCTCGAATCGAACGCAACGAACTGGGTATTATCAGACGCCACGACATCGGACGCCAGCAACATTGCCCGAACACTGGCCCGCGCGGCCTTCCGGCTGGCATCCTGGCCGATCCCGTCCTCAGCTCGCCGCTCGCTCGTTCCTGAGTGATGACATTCCTTCTCTCTCTCCCTATTGTCTCCGCTGAATCATCGGCCGTTGCTCACTCTTGCCGATGATCCTTCGGCCGTGCTAGAGCTTGCGCCTCATGGGGAGCATCCTTCATGTCAGTTTCACTGACCGCATGATCGCGGAGCTTGGCGTCTACTGCGAGGAGCGGATCGACAAGCCGACGAAAACGGCCGTGCTGCGCGAGCTGGTCTCGAAGCTCCTGGCCGATGCTGCGCGAGCGCGAGCGAAGCGGATCGAAGCCGAGCACCTTGCGATTCTGCGCGCTGCCAAGGTGGAGCGAGTATCGAAGCCTCGCAAGCCTCGCGGTCCTACCAAGGTTCCGCCGTGGATCGAGCGCGAGCGTGCGGAGTCTGCGGCGGAATCGGTCGATCCTCCGGCTACCTGAAAGATTCTCGCGGCTCTAAGTCACGCTCGGCTCTAGGCTTCCGGTCATCCCGTCAGATTGCACGCGGAATGCACTTGCGTTGCACGCGATCCTAGCCGATGATTCCACCATGCGCGTCGGACTTCCTGGCGCGCGATCCTCTAGCAAGGAGCAGGACGTGAAGAACCTTCCGAACATCGACAAGGCAGCATTCCGGCGCGGAGAGTATGTCGGGTACTGCAACGGGGCGCAGCGGATTCGCCGTTGCTCGGCTGGCTGGGAAACGTACGCGCTCGGATCGTCGGCTGGCAAGTTCGAGCCGGCGCGAGCGAGCACGCTCGAAGAGCTGTCCGCGATCCTCGCGGCTCGCTCCGTGTCGCTCTCCGCCACCCTCCCTTCGCGCGCGGTGGAGGGCTGAGCCGTGGAAGCTTTCAAATTCCGCTACTGGCAAGGTGTCCGCTACGTCGCGCCGTGGAACGATGCGCCCGATAGCTTCGCGCGCTGCGGAACGTGCGGACGCGCGTGGGACGATGACAAGGCAACGGACTGGACACCCGCTCCGTCCGCGCGCTGCCCGTTCGAGTACTTCCGTGGTCATTCGTCGCGCGCCCCGTCCGCGCAGGGAGCGTAGACGTGGAAGCTACATCCGAGCCGATCACGGACGTTGTTTTCCGTCGCTGGCCCAAGAGCGAAGGTGGCGGAGTGCTCGCGCTATTCCCTGGCCTTGAAGCGAAGCCGGGCTATTGCGAGTCGTTCGAGCATGTCGGGCAGCATGGCGCGGCCGACTACGCGGGGTGCATCAGCAGGACTCGCCCCGCGAAGATGACCGAAAACGACGTGAAGGCGCTCTACCGCGAGCTTGAATCAGCGCCCTACGGCTACCGCCTGCGCGTCCAGGTTCGGAGGCCACGCCGCACCTAACCCACCCCGCGCCCCAGCGGCGCGAATGCTCCCGGCGACGGGGGCGGGTCCGTCCGGTATGACCGGCGCTGACGAGGCCTCAGATAGGCCGAAACCCGACTAGCAACGGAACGAGGAAACATGGAAACCGACACCGCCCCGAGACTGGTCCGCGAACACTCGATTGACCACGCCATCGGACAGCACAAAGGCTATTTCTTCACGCCCGGCGCGATGCGCTTTTTCCGAAGCCGGATCGCTCAATCCTGCTTTCAAGCTGACGGCTCGCCGCGCATCTACTTCGCCACCTCGGAGCAATTCGACGAGCGGAGCGGGCGCTTCGGAACCGTTCGCGTGCTGAACACCGCGACGGGCAGCATCGACCAAGTTGGCGCGTTCCAAGAGCACGCGAACATCCGCGCGGCTGGACGTGCTGCCAAGCGCGCTGCGATGCGCGACGCTGCGGAGGGCTCCTGACATGAAATTCAGAGCACAGCACGCTGAAACCAACCCGCGCAAATGGCGCTGGGTCGAAGCTCGGGACATGCGGCACGCTGCCGCAATCGAAGGCGCGCGGCACGGCCTGGGCGAGCGTACGGTGTACGTCGCGGAGCCCGGCGGCCCGAATCACTCGAACGGCTCGCCGATGATCGTCCACGGCTTCAAGCTGGACGTTTGCCCGCGTGAGCTCGAATCCGCGCCGGAGGTCGCGCCGCGATGAGATTCAAGCTCTACATCGACTGCGACAACGCAGCGTTCGAGGACGATTGCTCGGCAGAGATCGCGCGCATCCTGAAAGGGATTGCGGGCTCCCTGCGCGAGAGCGGATGCACCGCGCCGCACGCCGTCGCGTCGTGGATCGGGCGCGGAGAGATCGGCAAGCTCTACGACGTGAACGGGAACACGGTCGGCAAGGTCTCTGTGGATGAAGGGAGGCTGTCGTAATGGGCTCCAAACTCGAAACCCGCCACGGCCTCACGCGCTTCCACGCGCCGGACGGGTCGGAACTGTGGATGGACGACGCGACGGGCAAGGCGTTCCGCGCGGACTGCTCGCGCGCGCCGGAGTACGATGGGCCTGCGTGCCGCTACGAGGACTGCGCCGAGCAGCATCCGGTACCGGCTGACGACAACGCGCCCGTGACGTGTCCGACGTGCCGGGCCGATCTGGGGCTGCCGCCTGCGGATTACTCCAAGGTCAAGGCGAGCCGCTCGCAACCCTGCGCGAACGAGCAGCGCCTTGACCGCGCGAAACGTGCGCTCCGTGGCGGCAACTACCGCGACGAAGACCCGCAGACGAACCTCGTGGACTTGCTCTCGGACCTGCGCCACTGGTCAGACGCAATGGGCCTTGATCTGCCCGCCGCGCTAGCCACGAGCCAGATGCACTACAAGGCCGAGTGCGCTGAGGTGGAATCGTGAGGCTCCCGTCAACCCTCAAGGTCGGCGACTCGATCACGGTCTGGGACCGCAGCGAGCCGAAGGCTATCCGCACGGTCGCGGCGCTCACGGCCAGGAAGGTCACCGACAGCGCGGGCCACGACTGGATCGCAAGCTCCGGGCATGGCTGGGGAACGTCCGGCGATTCCTGGTACAACGGCCCGCACATCGCGCCAACGCAGGAGGATGACGCCGCGAGGCTCAACCTGCGCGTCAAGCGTCGCAAGGCTAGCGAGATGGCGAAGGCAGCCCTTCTCTTCACCGAGAGCAAGGCCGCGACCGCCGCTGAACTGGATCTGTGCATCTACGCGCTGGGGCTGCTGGACGCCACGCTCAAGCCCGCCCCCTCCGCTCGCGCCCCTGGAGCGAAGCCGTGAGCAGCCCCGACGACAAGGCGACGAAGGGCTGGGTCATCGGCGCGATCCTGGTCATGGGCATCATCCAGACGATCATCAACGGACTCGTCCACGGCATCCTGAACAGCTACGACCCAGGCCCGACAGAGCTTCGCCTGCGCGCCCTTGAGGAGAAACTGAAATGACCCCCGAAACCACCACCCCTCCCCCGCGCCCGAAGCCGAAGTACGCCAACATGCTCCCCTGCACGTTCACGCTGGACAAGCAGGGCGACGCCTTCATCCAGCGCATGACGCTGGAGTGGAGGTGCGGGCGGTCGGCGGCTTTGCGTCGCATCCTGGCCGAGGCTGAGAAGCGGGAGAAGCGGCAATGAGCAGCCTCAACGGCCCGCGCGCCGACATCCTGATTTTCGAGGACGCCGAAGCCACGATGACCAGGAAGCAGCGCAAGCGGTTCCATGCCTGGGCTCGCACGCCGCTCAAGTGCGCGGTATGGCTCCCGCATCGCACGCGCCGGGGCCACTTCGCGCGCGACTTCGACCGCTGGATGGCCTACCGCCGACGCTGCCCGCAGGTTGGAGAGGGGACGAGCGGCTTCTCGCGCTTCCTTGCCCGTTGTCGCTCCATTCCCCACTTCGGGCCGGCGCACCTGATTCCAGCCACGCCCGAGAAGCGCCAGTGAGCGCCCAAGCTCTCGACCGGATCTACCGGGCGCTGCCACGGATCGCCTGCAAGGGCCTCTGCCACGAAGCCTGCGGGCCGATTGCGGGGGCCGATGGCGAGATCGAGCGCCTGGAGCGAGTCGCGGGAAAGCCTCTGAGCGTTCGCCCTGACGGCCAGTGTTCAATGCTGACCGCTGAGGGCCGATGCTCGGTCTACGCCGCGCGTCCGCTGATCTGCCGCCTGTTCGGGGTTGCCGGAGGGCTTGAGTGTCCGCACGGCTGCAAGCCCGACCGGATGCTCTCCAAGCGCGAAGCCTACGACGGGTCATGGTGCACTTTGATGTGCACGGGGCTCGACGCCTACCACCACTTCTCCACGTCGCCGAAGTAGACGCGCTTGTCGGGCAGCCCCTCGGCTGAGAACGTGACCATGTCGCCGTCGATGCTCTTGACTTGCATGCTCGAGCTGCCATTCAAGTAGATCACTTGCCCGCGCTCCAGAGTGATGGCCGTGACCTCGTCGCCGACCTTGAGCCCGACGGGCGAGCTATCGCAGGACGCGAACAGGAGGCCGAGCGCGAAGGCTGCGAGCGTTCTCATGCCGCCAGCGTAGCGCGGGGCGGAACGCCGCTTGCTTGGATGCCGCGCGGCATGGTTAAATTTCCACACGACCGCATGACTTCCGCCACCGCCACCGCCCCCTTCGAGGTGCTCTCGCCGAACCTGGATCCAGGTATCCGTGAGATCGTGCGCGCGCTCCACGAGGCCGGCGCGGAGACGTTCGAGTCTTGCGAGGGTGGCCCCGGGCATGCGTACCCGGAGCCGACCGTCCGCTTTCACGGCGAGCGCCCCGAAGGATTGCGAGTGTTGTCGCGCGCGCTTTCGATGGGGCTGCCTGTCCGTGAACTACGCCGCGTCTGGCCGGTCAATGACGGCGAGCCGACGGGGCCTTGGTGGGAACTGACCTTCGGCGCTACTTCCCGGCCTTGTTGAGGTCAGCGCATTCCTTGCAGAGCGGTTTCCCGCCCGTGCCTTGCTGCAAGTTGTAACTCTCGATGTTGTTGCCAGTCTTGCACTGGTTGTTGTTGTGGTGGACGTTCATGATTTTCGAGTTCCAAGGCGACTTCCAGGTCATTCGATGCTCCAGGTCTGAAACGTGATGTCGGAACGGGCGACCCCCACGGCCACCCAACGCTCGGCTTGTACCTTAACACCAGGCTAATTACACGGACTGTTAAACGGCGGGCTTTGCTCATCTGCTTGCGCGGGCTAGGATACGCGCATGGCGAAGCGCACTACCGATCCGAACGAGGCCGCCGCCAGCGTTGTGCGTGCGGCGACGGGCAAGCCCGACGAACTGCCGGAGACCATCGAGGCCGCATGGAACGACTGGAAGGCTCGCATCCACTCATGCGACGAGCGGACAAAGACGCTCGCCCGCGCCGCGTTCGATGTAGGCGTAGAGGCTGGCGCGAGGCTCTCTGCATCAGAGCTGGGCAAGCGCGGCGCGAGCAAGGGCGGTGAGGCAAGGGCCGCGAGCCTCTCCGCGAGTCGAAGAAAGGACATTGCAAAGCAGGCTGCGACCGCGCGATGGTCGAGGCTCAATAGGGAAGGAAAATCGAAATGACCGACACTACAACTATGCGCAGCGAGGAGATGGAGCGCGTCGTCGAGCTGAAGCCGACGACGACGGTACTTGCGGCACCTAAAACATTTGCGGCAAGTGAGGTGTCGACACAAGACATTCCACCGGGGCTTTCGGCAGCGCTGCAAGGGCTACAAGCCAAGCTCGGCCGCCAGTTGTGGCTATTGATTCAGCGCTCGGGAAGCGAGCAGCACGACATGCTTGACGAGTCGGTCGTCGCCGCAGCGCTGAATTCCACGAAGATCTTGGCGCCCGACATTCCGATCGCTGTATTGATCGAGACTGATGGAGGCTTCGCCAAGTGCGCCTACCAGGCCGCGCGCATCCTTCACCAGCATTGCGGCTCTTTCTCCGCTGTGGTTTTTTCGAGGTGTAAGAGCGCCGGTACGCTCTTCTGCTGCGGAGCTGGGGAGATCGTGATGTCTCGCTATGCAGAGCTTGGGCCGCTAGACGCGCAGGTGGTAGACCTTGATCGAGAAGAGTTCAGTTCTGCGCTGAACGAAGTGCACGCCGTCAAGCAACTCCAGACAGTTGCTGCGGAGGCTCTCGATGCCGCCATGGTGCTGTCCGTGGACCGCACCGGAAAGAAGGTAGGGCGGCTCCTGCCGGATGCACTCAAGTTCGCGGCCGAGTTCGTACGCCCGTTGCTCGCGAACATCGACGTGATCCACTACACGTCACGGCACCGCGAACTGACGGTTGGTAAGCAGTATGCGCGCAATCTGCTCCAGTTCCATTCTGGAGACGATGCCGAGCGCGACCGCGAGGTACACGCTCAACATCTCGCGGACAAACTGACAGAAGGCTACCCTGACCACGAATTCTTGATCGACCTAGATGAGGCGCAGCGGATCGGTCTGCAAGTTGTGGACTGGGATGCGGAGATCGAAGGGTTACTAGGAAACGTGCGCGACAACATGTCAGCCGGAACTTGGATCGGCCGGTTCGAGGAGAAGAAGACGCCATGAACAGGCAGAGAGCCTCACAAGGGACCGAGAAGCGACGCGGTAGCGCCGCGCTGCTTGTGGAGCTGACCCGCGCGAGCAAGGGGCAGCGCTGGGAGACGCTGGTAAAGCGCCTGTCCAAGGCCAAGCCATGCACAGAGCATGGCGAGTCCCACGGCAAGGCGACAGTCGCTCGGAAATAGCCGATTAGGCTCAAAATCCCTAGCTTTCTGCTTGCATTGCTTGCCCGGGCAAGCATACTGGTGGCATGAGAAAGCTCCCCCGCGAAACCCGCGCCCTGGTCCTGTCGGCCCTCACCGAAGGAATGGGCGTCAACGCGACCGCTCGCATGTGCAACGTCTCGAAGCTGACCGTGCTCCGCTTGCTCCGCGACGCTGGCGCTTTCGCGCTGGAGTTCCACGACGCGACCGTGCGCCAGCTTCCGACCGTGCGCGTCGAGGTTGACGAGCTGTGGAGCTTCGTCGGGTGCAAGGCTCGCACGAAGCTCGCTGGCGAGTCGGACAAGCACGGCGACGCTTGGTGCTGGGTTGCCATCGACGCGGACTCCAAGCTCGTCGTGTCCTACATCGTCGGCGACCGCAACAAGGCGAACGCGATGGAGTTCATCGGCGACTTGAAGTCGCGCCTCGTGCATCGCATCCAGCTTTCGAGCGACGCCTTCAAGCCGTACTTCGAGGCCGTGCGTCGCTCGTTCGGCTTCGAGGTTGACTACGGGCAAGTCGTGAAGAAGTACGCGCCGGAAGCGAAAGCGGAAGCTCGCTACTCGCCCCCTGTCTGCGTCGGATGCACGAAGCGCCGCAAGATCGGCTCCCCTGCTGGCGAGCTGATCTCCACGAGCTACTCGGAGAGGCTCAATCTCACGATCCGCACGCAGACGCGCCGCTACACGCGACTCACGAACGGCTGGAGCCGGATCATCGGCAACCACGTCGCGGCGACCGCGCTCCAGTTCCTCGCGTACAACTTCGTGAAGAAGCACGCCGCGCTCAAGACGACTCCCGCCGTTGCGGTCGGACTCGCCGAACGCCCGTTGACCGTCCTCGATCTAGTGGACATGATCGAAGTCGCGGAGATCGAGAAGGGCGGACGGCTCAGCGACTACCGGCCCTCGCCGAAGCGGACTGAGCCGCCCGTGGTTCAAAGTGCACCATGACCCCTACGACGCCATGCGCGCCGTGGAACTGATCGCAGGACTGCCGCGCATGTGCGAGGTGCCGTCTAGGAACGCGCAGGAGCCCGCACCGTGAGCCACGACCAGAACGGCACGAATCCGGCCAGCGTGCGAGGGACGCGAGCGCAGGAGCCCTACGTGGTCCTGGTATGCGGCTCACACCTCGACCCGCACTACCATCTCGTCTACCGCACGCTGGACGCGCTGGACCCAAGGCCCGAGCTGATCGTACAGGGTGAGGCGCGCGGGGTTGACGACTCGGCGGCGAATTGGGCGGCGAAGCGCGGGATACCCTGCGCCGGATTCCGCGCGAATTGGGGCGACCGAGGGCGAGCCGCTGGCCCGATCCGCAACGGCTGGATGCTCAAGTTCATGCGGCCCGCACTTGTGATCGCCTTCCCCGGCGGAAAAGGCACCGCGAACATGGTCGAGCAGGCGAGGAAGGCGGGAGTCGAGGTGCGGGTAGTGCGCGGGTGAGCTACCCGTTTTTGGAGATCGTGCGCGAAGGCCCTTGACGCGGAGCTTTGCGGTAGCCATCGTCTAGCATCGCTCGCTGAAAGAGCGACGGCCCGCGTCCGGGTGAGGGACACGAGCCGCCAAGGTCGGCACCAACGGATACTCGCTCCGATGGATCGAATGCAGAATAACGCGGCCTCATCTGGCTGCAATACCCAGGTTTCAGGACGCGCCCTGGCCCAGCGTCGCTACGCAAGATCAGCCAAGGGGATACGCGCGAGGCTGCGCTTCCTGGAGAGCCCGAAGGGGCAGGCATACCTCGTCCGAGAGCGAGAGAGAGCAATCGCCCGCTCGCGCCGAGTCAAAGGCGGTGCCGCGTGAGCCACGCCGCCTCCGACTGGATGCCTTTTTACATCGACGACTTCTGGGGCTCAGAGCACGTCGCGGACATGACCGACACCGAGGCGCTGCTGTACCAGTGGTGCCTCGGGCGGCAGTGGCAGAGCGGCTCGCTGCCTGCCGATCCGGTCGCGCTCAAGAGGCTTCTCCCGTCGCGCTTCGCCGCCACTTTTGACGAGAGCTGGCCCAAGGTGAAGCCTCGCTTCGAGATCGGAACCGACGCGCGCCTGCGCAACAAGGTTCTCCACGAGCACCTGTCCGAAGCGAGCCGCCGCATCCTCAAGGCAGCCGAATCGGGCAAGAGAGGCGGTTTGGAGCGCGTCCGAAGGCTTGCTCAAGCGAGCCTTGAAGGGTCGCTCAAGCAACCCTTGAAGCAACCCTTGAAGGGTCGCTCAAGCGAGCCTCAAGCTCTGATAGGATCGGATAGGACAGGATCGGATGTCTCTGTTCCTACGGAACAGGGCTCGGCTGACGCCAAGCCGTCCTCCAGGAAAGCCAGAGGCCCCAGACCGCCCAACGCCTATGAGCAGGCGTGGTACGACACCCTCCGGGCACACTACGGCACCGAGCCAGCCAAGCTCCCGCCTCACGGCAGCATCGCGCTCGGGCGCGTCGGCAAGGTGTTCGGGCCGGAAGCCATCGCGGCGAAGATGCGCGCTGTCCTGGCCGACGACAAGGCGCGCAAGTTCCTGACGCCGAAGTACCTCGAAGAGCACTGGGACAGCATCGCGGCGAGGGCGGACCTGTTCTCAAGCGGCCCGACCGCCCCTCCCGGCTTCCTAGAAGAAGCCCGCCGCGTCCTGGCGATGGGGCCACCGCCAAAGGGCAACACGAGCGCCGAGGCGACCTGGAAGGCCGTACAGGACGGCTTGGCGAAGTACCGGCTGACCGCTGACGACGTGCGGAGGAGCGCATGAGCGCCGAAACAGACCTCATCGGCGCGGTGCTCCAATTCCCGGAGTGCCTCGGCGACGTGCGCCCGCTCGTGGAGGCCGACGACTTCGAGGAGGACGCGCCGCGCAAGCTGTTCAAGGCGTGCTGCCAGGAAGACGACGCGCGCCGCGCCTGGACGCTTTCGAGCCTGAGTCAGATCCTCGCCCCGAACGATCCGGCCAAGCGCGCAGCCTGGGGGCAGGCCGCATTCGAGTACGCCGCCCCGGTCGTCTCCAGCGCCCACGCCGGGCACCACGCAAGACTCGTCCGCGCCGCCGCAGTCAAGCGCCGCCTCACCGCTGCCCTCCAGGCCGCATTAGCTGACCTGTGCGAGACGCCAGCGACCGAGGACGCGCTGGAGGGTTTCCTCGGCCAGCTCTCGTCAGACCTCACGGCATTGGCTGACAGAGGCAGCGTCGCAACCAGCGACAGAGACGCCGGAGATGTGCTCCAGGACGCCGTAGCCCGCCAGCGCGAGCGCGAGACGCAGGAAGGGCTCAGTACCGGGCTCTCGGACCTGGACCGTGTGCTCCACGGGCTGAGGCCGGGGAAGCTCTACGTCATCGCGGGCAGGCCGAGCCTTGGAAAGTCGGCGTTCGGGCAGCAACTCGTGGTGAACGCCGCCAAGAACGGGCACCGGGCCACGCTGGTCGAGCTTGAGATGCCGGAGGACGAGATCGGCGACCGGACGCTTTGCATGTTCGGCGAGCTGGACGGAGGACTTGTCTCGTCCAAGAACGTTTCCGAGGAAGACCTCGGGAAGCTGGAGGTGGCTGCGCGAGAGCTTCGAGCGCACGGGCGACTGCGCTACGTCACCGAGAACTACATCACGTTCGCCAAGGTGCGCGCGATCTTGCGCCGCCACAAGCGCAAGCACGGGCTGGAACTCGCCGTCATCGACTACGCGCAGCAGGTTCGCGTGCAAGGCTTCAAGGCCGGGGAGCGTCAGCTCGAAGTGACCGAGGTGTTTCGCTCGCTCAAGCAGCTCTCGAAAGAGCTTTCCATCCCGATCATCGCGCTCGCGCAGCTCAACCGCGAAGCCGAGGGGCAGCGCCCGACGCTGGCGCACCTGCGCGAATCCGGCGCAATCGAGAACGAGGCCGATGTCGTGATCCTGCTCCACGGGGAGCGCGACGGATCGACGATCACCGCGATCATCGCCAAGAATCGCGGAGGCCGCACCTGTGACGTGGCGCTCGCGTTCCTGCGCGCGCAATTCCGAATCGAACTACCGACAACCTGGAAAGCAGAGGAAATCCGATGAACGCCGAACGATCCAAGGCAATCGACAAGATCCGCGACCTGACGCCCGAGGAGGGCAGAGCAGGCTACTTGAAGCAACTCCTGGCGCTTGAGCGCGAACTCTCCGCGACGAACGAGCTTGTCCGCGCGATGCACCGCAGGCTGCAAGAGCTGGAGAGAGCGGCGGATCGCAAGGCGGTGGGGGCGTGAGTTCCGCGCTGATGCTCGTGCGCTTCCCTGACGGCGAGATCCGTTACGGCAAGTACCACGGCACTTCCGATCTGCCATACCACGACCTCACGACCGAACGTGACGAGTGGACGAAACTGCAATTCTCTTCGGACACCAATCGCGTTGAAGCTGACGACCAAGTTGTGCCGGTCGAAATCTACAGCAAATACGGCGGCGGCTCGTATTGGAGCGGAACCGCTACGAAGTGGTGCCTCGTGGACACTGGATTTTCCTTGGACGAAAACAACGACATCGTGTGGCCGAAGGATCAAAAAGACGGAGAGCCCGCTTGGGCGAGAGAAGGAGCCAAGCCGTGACCGACTCAATCTCAGAGACGCTGGCCGCGCACGCGAGGCTGCTCAGCGAGAACATTCTCCGCCTTGAACGCCTCGAAGCGGTCGCCGATCACTACGGCGAGCAGTTGCCTAAAGTCCTCAACCGTCTTGCTTCGCTGGAGTGCCGCGAGCTTGCCGCGCTTGACCCGCCGCCGAAGCCGAGAGGGCTCGACGTGGAGGTGAGCACGGGGAACGGCTTTCCGCCCGAGGTCAACGCGATCCTGCGCCAGATGCCAGCGAAGGCCCGCCTCGCGCAGATCGACGCCCGCATGGCCGAACTCAAGCAGGAACTCGGCACGCTGCGCGGGGAACGCGAGCGGATTGTGGGGGCGCGGTGAGCCTCTACCTCGGCATCGACCCCGGCTCATCCGGCGCACTCGCGTTCGTGAACGAGCAAGGCGGCTACTGCGGAAGCGCGCTGTTTCAGGGCATGTCGCTGCCCGAACTGGCACGGGAGATCAAGGGCTCAGCCCCAGCGTTCGCCGTGATCGAGCGCGTCTCCGCAATGCCCGGCCAAGGCGTGACTTCGATGTTCACGTTCGGCCAACGCTTCGGAGAGGTGCAGGGAATCCTTGCCGCGCTCTCCATCGGCTACGCGCTCGTGCAGCCGCAGGCGTGGCGCAAGGAAGTCGGGCTTTCGCTGCCGACCAAGGAGAAAGACCAGGAACGCGCAGCTCGCACGCGCGCCGTGAAGGAAGCAACCGTCAAGGCCGCGATCCAACGCTGGCCCGCCGCTGCGAAGGATCTATCCAAGGTCAAGCACTGGCCGATTGCCGACGCGCTGTTCCTCGCGGAGTGCGCTCGCATCCGGTACTGCCCGGCGATCTTGCGCGCAGAGGGCGCGTAAGGCTAGGGATGGGATGGGGTTGCGGCGACGGGAAATCCGTAGTGCCCGCTTGACACGCTGAAATCACGTTGCCAGGATGCCACACATGAAGACGCAACCGAAAGACTCGCCCGGCGTCCGCGTTCAGCGCAAGCGCGAGGCACTAGGGCTGACGCAGGCCGATGCTGCGCTGCAAGCTGGCATCGACCGCACGGCCTGGAATCGGATCGAGTCGGGTGCGCGCTTTCCTACGTCGCGGCAACTTGAGCCGCTGAGTCGCGTGCTGAAAGTGAGCGTGGACTGGATCTTGACCGGGAGGGTGCGCAAGTGAGCGAGGTAGCCATCGACGTTCGCGTTGAGTACGGCGGTCTCGTGATCGACTGCGAAGTGCGCATGTTCGAGTACGGCGGCGATTGCGGAGAGTTCAAGGTTCATTCGGCGCGCATCGAGACTCTCTGCGACCACGGCGAACCAGTGATCGTGGAGATTCCGAAGGCGACGCTGGACGTTCTTGAGTACGACGACAATTGGCGCGAGCAAGTCTCCGATCTTGCATGGAAGATGGCGAAGGATTGGTGCTACCGATGACCAAGCACGTCTCGTTCTCATGGCGGGGGCTCTACGTCGAAGCCGACTGGTACAGCGGCTCGACGCCTTCTGGCGGTCCCGATCCGAGCGAGCTTGAAGTCGAGTCGATCTCAGTCGGCGACGAGCGGCTGCCGGACTGGATCGAAGAGCGGTTGATCGACCGCTACTACGATGAGCTTTGCGAACTTGCGGAGAGCCACGAATGAGCGAACAACTGCGCATAGGCGGCACGATGGCGGCGAACATCGTCGGCCACGGCTTCAAGTCGCCCTACGAGGCTTGGGCGATCCTTACTGGGAAAGTCCAGCCCGAGAATCTCGACGACATCGAGCGCGTCGAGGCTGGGACGTTCATGGAGCCCGCCGCTGCCGCATGGTTCCGCAAGCGCACTGGAATCGCCGTGGTCGATTCTCCGGGGCTCATGGTGGACAAGGAGTTCCCGTGGCTCGCGGGCTCGCCAGATCGCCTGCTATTGCTTCCGAGCGGCAAGCCCGGCGTGCTCGAATGTAAGAACACGCACGGCTTCGCTGCGAAGGACTGGAAGCAGGCCGACAGCGAGGCGATCACCGCGCCGTTGGGCTATCAGGTGCAACTGCAAACGTACCTGCGGATCACTGGATTCGAGGTCGGGTACTTCGCGGCAATTGTCGGCGGGAATCACCTTGAGACGCCGCGCATGGACCGCGACGACGTGTTCCTCGCGTGGCTCATGGAGCAACTGCTCAACTTCATCGAGCATCACGTCAAGGCCGACGTGCCGCCCCCGACGAGCGCGGACGATCTCGACGTGCTCAAGCGCATGTGGCCGAAGGATTGCGGGCGCACGATCACCGCAGGGCCGAAGGACAACGCTTCGATTGCGCTGCTCGAACTAATCGACTTCAAGCGCCAGATCAAAGCTCTCGAACTTCACAAGGACGCCTGCGAGGCAGTCATCAAGGCCGCGATGCAAGACGCGACCACTCTCGTAACGCCAAACGCGCGGGCAACCTGGAAGTCCCAGGTCGCCCAACACAAGGCGCGTCCGGCGAGAACCGTGGAATCTAGGGTGCTTCGCACCGGAGAAGACGAATGAATCAGCAGCAAGCAGTCACAGAGCGGAAGCCGATTGGGGCCGTTGGAGCGCTGGCCGAGTCGTACCAGATGGACGCGGTTGCGTTCGCGCAGACCGTCAAGGCGACGGTGTTCCCCAACGGGCAGGCCACGAACGAGCAACTCGCGGCCTTCTGTATCGTCGCCAAGGAATACGGGCTCAACCCATTCACCAAGCAGGTGTACGCCTTCCCGTCCAAGGGCGGCGGCATCGTGCCGATGATCTCCGTCGATGGCTGGGCGTCGATCATCAATCAGCACCCGCAGTTCAACGGCATGAACTTCCGCTACGAGAAGGACCAGCAGAGCGGCGAGGTCTACGCCGTGACGTGCATCATCCACCGCAAGGATCGCGCGCATCCGCTCGTCGTCACCGAGTTCATGGAAGAGTGCAAGGGCACGTCGCAGCCGTGGGCGAAGGCTCCGCTTCGGATGCTGCGCCACCGCGCGATGATCCAGTGCGCGCGACTTGCGTTCTCGTTCTCCGGGCTCTACGACGAGACCGAGGCAAAGGAGATCGTCGAGGCGGAAGTCGTCAACAGCAACGTGCCATCGCCGGTCAAGTCGCTGCGCGGGATGATGCAGCAGGCTGAGCAGGAGCAGCCCGTCGTGCGCGAAGTTGAGGCAACGCCCGTGCTCGACAACGCCGCGCTGGACCGCCAGATCGCCGAGGAAGAGGCGAAGCGCGAGAACCCGGTCGAGTTCTTCGCTGGCGACGACAAGGGCAAGGCGAAGCGCACGCGCTCGACGGATCACTAGCCATGACCGCCCCGTCCCCCGTCCCCGCGTCGGAGAGCGTCGTCGAGAGGCCGAGCTTCATCGGCTATCCGCCTGGAGCACCGCGACGGCGAGGCTCGGAAGCGTGATACACGTCGAGGCTCATCGTGTCCCTTTCCTCCCCGCCTTCCCGCGCTTGCGCTCGGGAGAGTGGGCGGCAGTTCGTCTGTTCCACGACTTCACGACGCTCTCAGATTTCAGAGTTCTGGTCGTCGCTTATTGCCATCGCGGCGGTAATCAACTTTTGCCAAACGCTCAGCATCGACAGGGCTGAGCAGCGAATCACGAAGCTCGAAACCCTGCTGCGCGACCGCGCGGCGAGAGAGACGGAGGGGAAATGAAGTACCGCAAGAAGCCTGTTGTGATCGAGGCGTGGTGCTGGGATGGCGACACCGACTGGACGAAAGCGCCCGAGTGGCTTCAAGCCGTCGTGCCTCACTGGTCGCCGAAGTCACTGATGATCCCGACGCTCGAAGGCAACATGAGCGCGAGCCCAGGCGACTGGCTGATTCAAGGAGTCAAAGGCGAAGTCTATCCGTGCAAGGCTGACATCTTCGCCGCAACCTATGAGCCCGCGCAGGAGCCCCGTTGAGCGAGCAACTGAAAGCGGAGCCGGGTCCGCTTACGGCGGATGAAATCACGGCATTGATTCCCGAGGCCGTCAATCTAGACAGCGATGCGAGCGGGAAGCTCGCAGACGGGATTCGTCAGCGAGTCGAAGCGCGCGAATCCGCTCTCCGCCTCGCCCTTTCCGCCGCGCAGGCTGAGAGCGAGAGGGTCAAGGCGGAATTGGCCGCCGCCGCTGTCGCGCTGGAGTCGTACAGCGGTGAAGGTGTGCTTCACGACGAACAGATCCGTGAGCTGATCCTGCGTTGCAGCTCGCTACGCGACGACCTCGACGCGGCCCGCTCTCAGCTCGCCCGCCTCGAAGCCGAGCGCGACGCGGCGGGGAAGCGCGTGGCGGAACTTGAAGATGGACACGTTCGGCTCGTGTGCGAGAGCATGAACACTTGGCGGCACTGCATCGAAGAAGAGCATCACGGCAATCCGCGCTGGGCCGGAAGCATCGAAGCGATCCGGCTGGTGTTCACCTTGATCCGCAAGAGCAGCCTGCTCTACCGCCTCATCTACGCGCGCGAGACGCTTCGCACCGAGAAGTGCCCTGAGCACAAAGGCAAGTGGAGCGGATTGGAGCATCCCGACAATCCATGCCCGCACGGATGCCAGATGACCGGATGGCTGCGCGCCGCCGCTGCCGAGGAGAACGCGACCCCGCGCGCGAGCGGCGAGGAGGCGGAGGCTTGAGAGAAAAGGATCGACCTGTCGGCTGTTTCCAGTGTGGCATCTACTCGTGCCTGTGGCTCGCGGATCAAAGCGTCTACATCCTGCTCGCCATGATCGCGTTCGAGGATTTGCCGAGACCGATGATCTTCCTGTTCACATTCCTGTTCGTCTACAAGATCACCCGCTACGAGCGTGAGATCGACAGGCTCAAAGACAGCATCGAATCCGTCCGCGCCCTGCGGCGGCTGCGAGAGGAGTGAAGATGCAAATACTCAAGAGTGACTTTCAACGCTTGTGCGAAGTCGAATTGCCGTTCCAAGGGAGGCAGTTCTACATGCACGGATTCGACCTCGAATCGCCCGCGATGCCTCCGGGTTTCGAGGACTACCTTGAGCCCGTCACGGCGCTGTGCGCTGCGGCTGGCGCGACTCGCGGGCGCGCGTACATGACCGTGGACGAGAAGATCGTCAGCGCGGGCGCAACGCAACGGCGTCCAGGCCCGCACGTTGACGGATGCTTCACGCCCGCCGCGAACAAGTGGGGGCATGGCGGCGGAGGAGGTGGCTGGCTCCACGGATGCAACGACATCCACGCCGAGGTAATCGCGCGCATGGCGGTCATCGTCGCGGCGAGCGTTCCAGGCTGTCGCGCATGGCGCGGCGAGTTCACCGGCACGCCCGCGAGCGACGGCGACTTGAAGCACATCGCGGCGCAGCTTGACGGCGGCGAAGTCCTGCCAGCGAACGTCGGCTACCTGCTCTCGCCGGATTGCGTTCACGAGTCGATGCCGATGCACGCCGACACGCCGCGCACGTTCCTGCGCATCGCACTTCCGGTCGGAGTCGCGCCCCCGCTGCCCGAAGCGACGGGGAAGGACGCAGAGGAGAGCGCATGAAAGCTGATCCGTTCGCCCAATACCGGAAGGACGGCGAGCTTGCCGATCCCGATGGATGCTACTGCAAGGATGAGCTTGAGCTGGTTCACGGAGGGCTGCTCAAGTTCTGTGGATGCGGAGCGCCAGAGGATGCGATGCGGTTCCTGCGCGACATGCTCGCCCACATCGCCGACGACCGCCGTGAGGCGATGGGCTTCGACGCTTGGTACAAGGAATGGACCGCCAAGGAATCAGCGATCTACGGGCCGCCGGCTGCGCGCTGGCTGTTTCTGTACCTGCTCGACACGGCGGGGCTCGCCGAACATGGTAGTAGCGTCAACTCGTGCTGGCTGACCGACAAGGGCAAGCACATCCTGGAATTGCTGCGCGCCATCGAATTCGAGGAGCCCGCCGCAGAGGAGACGCGATGAAAGAGGGGGAGCACTGGACGCAGGACGTGCCGGAAGTCGGGTGCATGTACTGGATCACGCGCGCACCGGACGCCGATCACAACTTCTGGAGGCGACCGCTCCAGCGCCGCTACAACGCGAAAGATGTCGCGTGGTGGCAGTCCGTCGTGCGTGTCGGCGGCTACCGCAGCGTCGATCCGATTCCCGATCCGATTCCGCCGCCCCTTCCCTCAACAAAGCCATGACCATGCCGACCCCCGACCCGCGCGCGATGAGCGAGACACTGACTCCGAACGAGGCCGTTATTGCTTGCGCGATCTTCGCCGCTTCATGGTGGAGTCCGCACAGTGCGATTTCCTGGGACGCGGCGATTGCCCGCGCGCAGCTCGTGACTCGCGGACGTTCGGACAACGCACGTGCCCCAGGCAGAGACGCGCCACCTGAGATTCTCCGCGCGCTCGCTGGCGGGCGAGAGGGGGCGGGCATTCCGGCCTTCGAGGGCGCGGAGACGATGCGGATTCGACACCTGGACTATCAGGCCAAGATCGCCGCGCTCGAAGCCCAGCTCTCTCAGGAGCGCGAGCTGCGCGGGAAGGCGGAGGCAATCTTGCAGAAGGGCCATACACCCGAAACAGACCAGGGCTGCGGCTGCACGATGCTCCCGCTCGACGTGCTGGCCGAGTCAGTCATGTGCGACTTGCGCCGAGCCATCGAGCAGAAGGACGCCGCCGAACGCGCGCTCGCGGAGGCGAATACCGAAGTCGAGAAGCGCGCGACGATCATCCGCGACCTCGTGGACGAACGCGAAGCCATGCGGCGCACTATTGCGACACGCGACGCGGCGATTACCGCACAAGACTTGCAGGTGATGGATCTCAACACGCGCCGCCGCGAATGCGAGGAAGAGTGCAAGATGCTGCGCGCCGGGACGGTGAAGGCATGACCGGCTACTGGACATCGACCGAGCCAGCCGACATCCAGGGCGTCTACCGGATGCGCCTCGGGCCTCAACAGTGGGTCGAGTTCTTCTTGGTCGGCGACGTTCCCACGAGCGGCGAGCGTTGGTCTGAGCCAATCAAGGAGTGCGGGCCGACGAGATCAATCGTTTGGGACGAGACCAAGATCCCGCTGATCCGAGACTAGCGCGAGCCGCCTCCCGACCCCAGGGAGACGGCCCGCAAGTAGCCGCTCAGGATCGGCTACCAGAGCAACCCGGCGATGAATCCAAGCGCGGCCCCGACGCCGAAGAGCCCAGCACCGCAGAAGAGCCAGCGGTCGCGGTCGGTGCGGAGGATCACGGCTTGCTCCCGAGCACGTCTTCGAGGCTGACCCCGACGAGGTCCGCGACGCGGCGCAGCAGCTTGACCTTGTCCTCGTTCTCGCAACCGGGCTGACCGTGCTCGGTGTCGTACTTGATCGCACGCTTGAGCAGTTCCTTCATGTCGAGCACCTCGCGGCGCAGCGCTTCAAGCTCCGCCTGCGTTGCAAGAGCCGGGAACACCGTTACCGTTCCAGGCGTGACATGGATTCCAGGCTGCGGCTGCGGGTTGATGTACGGAAGATGGCCCCACTTCTCGCCGTAGTGATCGCCGACCATTGAAAAGACGCACATCAGGCCGCCCCCTTGCTCCGATGCGTGCGCCATCCGACAGCACGGAGAATCGCGTCCCAGCGCCCGCCACTCTTGGAGAGCATGTCGATCAGGTGCGCGCGGTTGCGGTAGAGCGCGTACAGGATGAGCGCCCACCAATACCACGCGATCCCGAGGAAGCTCGGAGGCCCGCTCGGTGGCGGCGAATGCGACGTGCTCGGCTTATCGGCGCTCTGGTAGGCGTCCAGTCGCTTCTGGCTCTCGCTGGCCTCGATGAGCGCGTGAGCCGTCGCGGCACCGATCCCGCCGCCTGCGACAGCCCCAGGAGGACCGCCAGCGACGAATCCAATCCCGGCTCCGGCCACTGTCGCTCCAGCCACCTCCGCGCTCTGCACGAGCACGGCGCACGAGCACACCGCCGCCGCAATCAGCACCGCCGCGACGAACGCCACGAGGCCCGAGACGGTCGCTTGGATCTTCTGGTTTTGGTTCATGTCAGTGGTAGATGGGGTAGCCGTTCGCACGGTCGTACGCGATGTGCTTGTTGTGGCGATCCTGGAAGTCGTCGTCCGACTCGCCCGCGTTCTGGGTGTCGGTGACGGTATGCGGGGTCGCGGTGCCGTTCACGAGTGCAATGTAGGTGGTGCTCATTTCTTCGATCTCAACTTGCTCCATCGACTCGATGTGCTGCGCCAGCCGCTCGACCGACCGCGCCAAAGACAAGATCCGTGCGTCGAGCACGATGAATAGGACGATGACGAGGCTGAGTGCCGCACCCGTCGTCCAGAGAGTGAACCGCTGCGAACCATTCAGTCGCGTGCGACTGGCGGCACCTTGACGCTCGGGTTCGACACCTCCAGGAGATCCCGCCACGCTCTCATTCTGTCGATGTTCCACGGGTCAGCTACCTTTCTCTCGATGCTCTGGAGCCTGAAATCCAGTTCGAGGAATTTGGTGTTGAGCCACACGGCCCCGCCCAGCAAGCCCCCCGCAACCGTAACGAGGACTCCGATTGGGACGAGCGTGGTGGAGTCGAAAATCCGCTTTTTCTCATCGGCCATGCTGATCTCCAAGAGCCTGGGTCATCCACGCCACCGTGGCGATTGAGAACGCTGCGCAGACAGCCAGCACGAGCCCGCCGAGGCGGTATGCAGGCCACTGGAACATGAGTCGGTCCATCAGATGCGTCAGCCCGCACGTCAGGATGAACCCGAACGAAAGCACGACACCGAGCTTCGGATTGCGCACGCTCCCTCCCGTCGAAATACGCCGGTACAGCCCGACGCAGCCGAACGGGATCAGCATGTAGCACAGAAAGATGGCGAGGTTGGAAAGCTCGTGAACGAGGATGAGCGTCGATGACCACGACGGCCCGCACGATGTTCGCGGCATGAATCCATCGGTGCCTAAAATCTGCATCAGGCGCTCCACCTGTATCCTTGGCTCATCGGCCCGATCTTCGCCCCGTCGATGCGCAAGAGCACGTCGCCGGTCACGCCCTGAATGTCGATCAGTTTCGTGCGCCCAGCCTTCACGCCGTCGATGTTGAAGTACCGCTGCCCGTGGAGCTTCGTCCCATCGACGATCACCTCTTCGTTCATGTAGGAGTGAACGAGGTTCTGGTCCGCCGTGCCATCGTAGTTGACCTCGCCGCCAAGCAGCTCGAAGCGCGGTCGCCACTCGCACAGGATCGCACCGTTCAAGAGCCAGCCCGCAGGCTGCCCGATCTGGTCGTGGACGATGTTGCGATCCTTGATCCGCAGCGGGCAGTCCCAAGCCTTGCGCGGAGTCGAGCCGTCGCCTTCCTGCCGCCCGAACGCGCTGATCGCGTAGCTTGCGCGCCCCGAGCCGCGAGGCAGGCCACAGTGATCCGTCATCCCGCCTTCGATGAGGTGCAGGCCCGTCTGCTGCCAACCGAACGGCGTGTCGCTCTCGATGTCGCGGTAGACGATCTGGATGTCCTGCGCGCCAGCGCGACGCCCGATGCAGTTGCGGTACGTGAGGTTCCCGCGCGGCGAGTGCGGGTAGTGGTTGTGCTCCCAATAGATGTCCTCGACGACTCCGTTCTCAAACACGCACTCCACGAGGTTCGAGACGTTGAACGCCCAGCGCGAGCGATCCCCGGCAGCGATGTCGTCACGGATCTTGAAGCGCGTGAAGAGGATGTTGGAGAGCGTCTCCGTCGCCGCCGAGGTCACGATGGCCCCGGTGTAGCTCGTACCTTCGAGAACGAGGTTCTTGATGACGCTGTTCGAGTTGTAAGCGTGGAGTCGGTATGACATGCCTATCTCCTGTTGAGCAGCGCCCTGCCGCGCTGGATGTGTTTCCAACCCTCGCCACGAACGATGCGCGAGACCGTCTTGTGGTCTACCCCGTATTCGCGGCCTAAGACGTGGAGCGAGTTCTTGCGGTCCCAGGGACGGTAGCGCGCCAGGATTGATGCAACCGCCTCGTCAGTTAGCTTCGCGCTGCCGCACGCCGTTCCGACAGCTACGCGCTTGCGCCCCTTGGCGATGCAGTCGTGGATGTTCTCGCGCTGCGTCCCAGTGAAAAGGTGCGTGTGCTCAACGCATCCTGGGTTGTCGCACTTGTGGCAGACATAGTGCCCGTCAGGAATGGGGCCGCGAGCCAGTTCGTACGCAAGGCGATGCGCGAGAACGCGCCGTCCCTCCCATGTAGCCATCCCGTAGCCGCGACCCTGCTTGCCGCGAAGCCACTCTCTGCATCCGGTGATCGGATCCGCCGGGCCTACACTCTCAAGAAGTTCGACGTAGTTCATCTGTTTACAGCGCGTGCGCGTTGCCTCTGGATCCAGTTGGCTGTTGTAGGCGAGTGCCCGACACGAATTTTTTGCTTGTGTGGGTCCACCCACGAAGAGCGCCCCGCGTGCTTATACCATTCCTGCACGCGCTCCTCGAAGCTTTTGGCGTGCTCATTGGCCTGAGCCTGCTCGGTGGTAACGGCCATGTGGGGAATCCAGTATTCGACCCCCATCGAAAAGGCTTCCACGAGGTCATCGTGCCCGAGCGCGTTGCGCTCGCGGGTGATTCTCGTGAGCTGGTGCTGAAACCGATATGGCAGTTCCAAAGCGGCCGGAACGCCAGCAATCGGCTTCATCTCGTCGATCAATGCCTGTGCGGAAAAAACCACGCGATGCTGGTTCATCAGCGGTTCGAGGGTGTCGATGATCCGACATTCCTTCTGGCCAGACGAGCGCGGCGGTTCTTTGACGGAACAATCCGGGTAATACTTCTTCACGGCTGAGATCAGGAGAGACGTGTACATCCCATCTCCTAGATTCGGCTCGGGGACCAGCGTGCGGACGCCGTGCTTCTGCGCCAGCATGCACACCTTTCTGAGATTGTGCTCGCCATAGCCTCCGAAAAGCCCGCCGATGTATGAGACGAAAATGAATCCTCCCATGAGGCGCGTGATGCACAGCCCCATCGCATCCTTACCCATTCCAGCAGGGTCAATCGCCATGATCCCATTCTCGAACTTGCCGATTTCGCCGCCAACGATAGACGGGCGGTAGAGCCTGTCTCCAGGAAGCCCGAGCCACGGCACCTCTGAGAACTGATGCTCGTTCGCGTTCGACCATTGGAGTCCGAGCGGAGCGCCTTCCGATCCAAAGTCCGTCACGATCAAGTCGCGCAGTTTGAGAGGGTGGCGCGTCTCGTCAGTGAGCGCGGTGCTGAGAAGCATCTGCATCGCGAAGGCAGAGCGGCCTCCGCGCTCTTCTTCCGCAAGCAAGTCGATGTGGCTGAATCGCGTTGGCTCGGTCGGCGGATTCTCGCGCATCACAGGACCGACGAGCGTTGGATCGTCCTTGATGTGCTTCGCGATGAGCGGGCCAAGTTGCGAGTTCTTGTCGGCCGTTGCGACGGCCTCGATCCATTCGTGGTCTGGGTATCGTGCAGGCCAGATAAGCCGCTTGTAGCCGTAGTCTTTGGCCAGAATGTTGTACATGGACTCCTCGGTGTGCGGAGTCCCGAGGATGATTGTCGCGGAGAGCGGTTTCTTGCGAATCCACGCAAGCTCCTTCATGCGCGACAGATTCTTCGCGCGCTCTGTATCCGTACGCGAGTTCTCATCTGTCTCAACGTCATCGACGATGATGAGTCCGCCACGGCAACCGGCAAGCTGCCCTGCGATCCCAAGCGCCTTCATGGACGGGTGCTGCTGAGTAATGATCCCGGCCACGTCGAACTTGAGGACCGACTCGCGGTTGCCTTCGGCGGGCATCATCCATTGGAGTTCTGGCAGGTTCGAGATGTTGCTCAGCATCGCTGTCGAAAACTGACCAGCAAAGCCCTCGGACGCCGAGAGCGTGAGAACGTTCTCTTTCGGCTTCCAGTACAGGCACCAGATCCCGAGCCAGATCGCGATGACTGATTTGCCCTCGCCGCGCAAAGCCTCGATGATGATGTGGTTCTCCTCCGCTGCCTTGCCGTACCCAGGGCGGGGGACACCGAAGACCACTTTCCACGCCGCAGTCTGCATCGCATCGGCGATGTCGTACTGCAACGGCGTCGGCTTTGCGCCGTCAAGGGTTTCCTCGAAGCCGTATTGAAGGAAGCAGCGGAAGTCTCGGAACTCGTCATTCCGCGCAGGTATCGCAACCCGTTTCCGCTGTTTCTGGAGAGGCATCAGGCTTGCTTCTTCTCAGCGTCCTGCGAGTAGTCGTACTTCTTCGTGGACTTGATCGACGTAGCCGCTTCCGGCGGCGCGATGCCCTCGACGCCGTTGATCTTGAGCACGTCACGCAGGATGCCAAGTTCTCCGGCCGTGATGTTCGTCTGCCCACAGTGCTCGCACGCGCCCTCGGTGAGCCTCGCGTAGAGGTGCTCGATCATGGCGTCGCTGATGAACTGCCCGCGTGTGTGTTTGATCGTCATGTGAGTGTGGGTGAGCCGGGGCTCGCAACCCCGGATCGTTGTTGCTGTCAGTCTTGGATCAGGGTCACCTCGCCGATGGTGCAGCGGCGCGTGGCGGTGCCCAGGTTCGTCGCGGTTCCGCCGATGAGCAGCGGAGTCGCCGCCACCGGAAGGGTCGCCTGGAGCGTCGCCACGAGCTTGAGCGGCGTGTCCTTCACCGGAGCAGTCGCCGCGCCGTGATCGGCAAACCAGAAATCGACCTCTCCGCCAGCATCGTCGATCACGATTTCAGCGGTGTAGAGATTGCCAGCCGTGATCGCGTTCGGGAGCTGGAGGCGCGTGGAGCCGACCGCGTTTCCACACTCGACTTGCCAGAATCCGACAGCCGCGCCAGTGTCAACGGCGGTGTCGTAGTTGAACACGGCGGCACTCAATCCGCCCGCGCCAAGCCCAGCTCCGGCAACCGCGCTCGGGTCTGCGCTGAACAGGCCGAAGTGCGTACGGACGTTCGTGATCGCTTGCGGGGCGACGAACTTGAACCGCGTGCGAGGATTCCACTGGCGGCGCGTCGCAGCGGTCGCCGTGACGACCTTCACCGAGTCGGCAGCCGTGGTGCCAGTGTTGGCAAACACGAACGCACCCGAGATCGAGTCGCTGTTCGTCGCCGCCGTTCCGTTCGCGCCGACGTTGACGACGAGCGCGCCAGCGAAGGCCGGGAAGTTGGAGACGATGAACGTCGTGCCCGCAGGGACGGCGGAAGCGCGCCCAACGCGCTTCTTGGCGAGGGTGAACTCCACCGATTTGGCGAACTTGGTGCTGCGGTCGATGTTGTAGTTGTCGCGTGTCATGTGAGTAGCTTGCGGATTCCAAACCGCTTCGAGTTACAGGGCATTGTCAGGCCGCGCCGAAAGTGACGCGGCGTTCTCAATTGACCATCCCCGCCAGCGCGTCGGCAGCCGGACGCCAGGTTTTGAGCCAAGCCGTGCTCGGCGCGCTGGGATAGAGGTCATTCGTGTAGTCGGATGCGTCGATCAGCCGCGCCGTCAGCGGCATACTCGCGGTCACGGCGGCTCGCGCAAGGTCCGTAAGCTGAATGCTGTCGTGCGGGTCTGATCCCGACACGCCTGCGTTTCCGAGCGGCTTGACGCCATTCCCGCGACGCGCATAGATCGCCAGCATGTTCGAGTAGTTTGCGAGATCGCCGCGCTCGAAGTACGCGAGCATACTCAGCGCGTCCTTCACGCGAGCGGGGATGGCGTTCCACTCCGTAGCCGAGACGATGCTGGTCCCGGTCCACGGGCCGATGCGCGAGTAGTGGAAGTAATCCGTGCCGGTCGGCGGGTTGTCGTTGTTCGAGTTGCGAATGTCAACCGGCCCTTCGCAGTTGAAGATCCCTCGACACACCGACGAGAACGAGTTGGCGCTGTAGATCGAGTCGATGTACGTGCCGCCGCCTCCGCCACCAAGACGCGGCGGTGCGAGCTGCGAGATCGCGCCCATCGCCGCACCGGCAGACTCGCCGCCGACCACCACGCGGTCAGGGTTGAACGAGTAGGTCCGGTACGCCCCACGAATCGCGCAGATCGCGGCCTGGTAGTCGCGAACCGCGTCCATCGCGTACATCGCAATCGAGCGCGGCGTCACGGTGTTACCGTGCTTCTGCTGGCCCGTCTCGACGCAGCACACGTCCCAGCATTCAGCGGGAGACGAGGCGGCGTGCGCAGCGGACTCTTGAGAGCCCTGATTGGCGAGCAGCCAGCGGTAGAAGTAGAAGAGGTTGGTGTTCGAGCTATCGCGGTATGCCTGGTAGTTGTTTGAACTCCAGGACGAGTGGCGCAGGATCAAGAGCGGGTTGCCGCCAGTGATCCTCGTGGGGTTGGCGTAGTAATCGAAAAGTTGGTGAGGCAGCGGCCCCCACTGGACTGCGCTGTACGTCGGGGTAACTGTCGTCATGGATCAGACCCCCGAAGTGCTGAACACTTCGTAGCAGGCGATGGTTTGCGGATTCCACGGGTTGACGCCCGCGCTCACCGACTTGGCGAGCTGAATGGTGTGGTTCTGCTCGGCGAGCGAGTTGAGCGAGTAAATCTGCGAGAGCTTCGTGTTGCTCGTCGCCCCGCCGATCACGGCCACGCCAGACGAGTTGAGCACGAGCATCTCCGCGTTGATGACGTGGCGCGGCGACGTGAGGTTGCCGATGACGTACAGATCGAGCGTGAGGATCGCGATGCCGGGCGTCGTCACCGCGCCGTTCTGCGCCCAAGTGAATGCCGATCCGACCGCGCCGTTGTCCACGAGCAGCGTCGCCGAGAACGTTGTGTTGTTCGGGACGGTGTTCTCGTAGTCGCCGACGATGACCCAGCGGTAGAGCCCGGCACGGCGCAGCATCGGAAGAGTGAACCGCGCCTGGGGCAACGTCGTCGCCACCAGCGGTGTCGTGTCCGTCATCAGCCAGTCGCTACCCGAGCTTGAGTCGCAGCACAGGATTCGACCGCCGCGCCGAGTGCCGTCGCCGTCGCGGATCGCGACCGGAGACAGCGCGCCGTTGGTTTCGTTGCGGACGTACGCCGCCAAACCCGTCGCTCCACGGGTGAACATGTTGATTACGCGCTGTCGGAGATCAGCCATCAGAATTGCCTCGGGTCAGATCCGGCGCGCAGCGAGCGGCGCGTGAGGAGGAAGTTGCGTTCGGCGGCGGAGAGGGCGGGCATCTCGCGCATGGTTTGATCCATCGCGGCTCGGCGGTAACGCGAGATCACGGTTTGGATCGCGTTCTTGCGCGGGCTCGGCTGATCCGACGTGTCGTACGGCGAAAGCTGCTGGTAGCGCGGCGATTTGATGAGCTGGTCGAGCGATTGGCGCAGCGTCATCCCACCGATCCGCGCCTTGCTCGTAGTGTCTTGCCAGCGGTCATAGGCCGTGCGTCCGTCAGAGCCGATGATGTCCGTGAGGTCGTAGCCGTTGCGCTTGGACGGCGGGCGTGCGAATCCGAGCCCCTTCGCGGCAATCGCCTCGTCCACGCCGCCCTTCGCTTCCGACGACGCGAACGGCACGAACAGGTTGGCGAGCGCGCTGGCGTTTGATCCGAGCGAAGTCTGCCGCGTGACCTTCTCGCCGAGCGCGTTGCGCACCGGCTCCAGGTTGTTCGAGAGTCCAGGAATCTTCGCGCGAACCGCGTCCATCGCCGAGCGCACGTCGCGCAGCGCAGGGTCTCCGCCTGCGAGATCGTCGTACGTCGTCGCCGCGTCCTTGACGATGTTCGGGACGAAGGACGAGACGAACGAGCGCACGGTGCGGCTGGCGGCGCTAGAGCCTTCGCTGAGCAGCGCGACGAAGTTCTCGATGCCTTGCAGGTACGTCTTGTTGGCGAAGTTGCCCTGGATCGCGACGATGACGCCCTTGCTGATTTCCTCGATGTCGCCCTGCTTGTCCTCTGGCGCGTAGGCGGTCATGTTCACGATGTCCGCGACCGTGCCGATCATCGACGCCACCGGGTCCATGCGCGCGTAGGAGACGTACGTGTCGCCGATCTTGATGGAGTACGGCAGCCAGCCAGCGTCGATCAGCGCCTTGCGCTCGGTCGGATCGGCAGGCCCGTGGCCGGTGATCGTGCCGGCGAGCGCGGCGGCGCTGATGCCCGTAGCGAACGTCGCGCCCATGATGATCCGGCCCTGCGCTGCGGCCTGCACCATCGGATCGCCAGACGCCATGTCGCGCAGGAAGCGCATCCGCGAAGCGGCATAGGCCGAGGTGTCGCCGCCGAAAATCTTGGTCGTGTACCAGCGCGCGGCGCTGATCGCGTCGAATCGCTGCGCACCGAACTTGGCGAGGTTCATCGGCGTATTCACGAACGGCGAGACGAACTTCATGCCGGGGTGACGGCCGATGAGGTCCGCGAAGTCGGCGGTCACAGACGGGATCGCTTTGCCAGTCGAGGCGTCGTAGGCACGCTGCTCGGTCGTGTACGTCGCCTCGCGCGAAAGCGTCCGCGCCTGATTCGCAATCGGCGAGAACTCCTGCCACTCCGGCGACTGGAGGTATTCGGCGAGGAGGTTCTCCGAGCGCTGGAGCGCGTGGAAGCCGTCGTAGCCCTCGGTGAGCGCCTGCTGCTCAAATCGCGTGCGCGCGGCCCGGACAGAGAGGATCTGACCGTCCACGATCACCTTGTCCAGCTTGGCCTCGACCGCCTTCTGGAGCATGTTCGGCGCTGTCTTGCCCTCGGCGATGAGCTGCTGGCGGATGTACGAGCGGGCGTAGCCCCGTGCGACAAGCTGCTTCACGCCGTCGTCGGTCCCGCGCAGGACGCGCAGCGGCAGGTTGAGCATGTATCCGGTGGCGTTGATGGTCTGCCCGACCGCGCTGTTTGGATCGACCGCTCCGAGCTTCCCGAACACGCCCTTGCCAGGATCGGCACCGATGGACTCGGCCGAGAACGCGCGTCGCTGCGTCCCTTCGAGCGGCCCGGACATCGGATCGGTGATCCGTCGGTTCAGCTTGAACGACTGCTTGCCGATATGCAGCGCCTCGGACATCGAGGCCCACATGTCGGCGTAGGTTCCGACCGAGACCTGGAAGGCCCGCTGTAGCTCCTGGGCTTGCGCAGGCGTGCTCGCGAACTGCTGCGCGACCTTGGCCGAGATGGCTCGCTCAAGAGGCTGGTAGAGCGCCCCAAAGAGGTTGCCAGCCGCGTTCATGTCGAGCGTGCGGAAGCTGGAGAGCAGCGCGCCGAACCAGCCTTCGAGCGTCGCCGCGAAGATCCTCGTGGCCTTGGCGGTTTCAGCCACCTTGAGCATGGCCGAGATCGACTCAATCGAGCGATCCGTCCCGAGCCGCGCCATGTTGCGAACCATCGCGTCGATGGCTTCCACGCCCCCGGCGTCGCGGATGATCTTGTTCACCACGTCCGGGTCGGCGCGCATCTCCATCGCCGTGGCGCGCTTGGGCGTCTTCGGCAGATCCGAGATGGTCTCCTGCATAAAACGCCCGGCCTTGCCCCAGGCGTTGCGGATCGCCCGCGAAGCAATCACGAGGTCGCCGATGGATCCCAAGTGCTCGACGTAGATCGCGCGCTCGATGTTGCTGATCTTCGCCGCAGGCCCCTTCTCAAGCTCTGCGAACAACTGGAGCGCACGGGCCTTGTTCTGCTCGGCCAGCGCCGACGCCGTAATCATGTACGCCCGCTCGGCGAACGCCGCCTGCATGATGTTCTGCGCGTGCGCCTTGCCGCCCTGCTGCGCCATCATCGACAGCTCCGGCAGCGTCTCGGCAGATCCGTTGAGCCGCGCTCTCTGCGCGTCCGTCGCTTTCAGGAACTCGGTGATCTTCTGCCCGCCCGCCTCGGGGAAGTCGTGCAGGAACGCCGCCTTGGTCATCGTCTCGGCGACGCGCAGCACCTTCTCGACGCCCAGGCCGACAGTCGTGTCGAGATTCACGTCCTTGAGGTCGATGGCGCGTTCGGTGCGCTCCAGTGCCGACATCGCGCGCGGGTTCTCGCCAGCCTTGACCGGGAACAGGAGCGGCACGTCCGACACGCCCTCGACCGGCGCGTTGATCTTGATGTTCCAGCCAGCGTCGGCTCCCTCGCGCTTGGCGAACTCGATCCCGAGGTTCTTGAGCGTGCTCGCAGCGTGCGCCTCGCTGAAACCGATCTGAGTGAACAGGCCGAGGTTCGGCGCGGCCTCTTCCTTGGGCAGATTCTTGACCACGCCCGGCATCGGCTCGCTCAGCACAGCGCTCGCCTTGCGCCCCAGACCGCCAGGCGTCTCCGACTCGCGCAGAGCGTTCAACCGCTCGGCGATCTCAGGCATCGCAGCCTGCTCGGCGTTGAGCGTCACCCCGACGCGCACCGTGCCGTCCGCGTTGAACTCGACCGTGGACTGCGGGTTGTCGAGCAGCGTGCGGTACTTGGACAGGAAGGCGGTCGGAGCCTGCCCTTCAGCAGCCTCAGCCAGCGGCACGAAGCGAGCGCCCTGCGCCGGGTCAGGCGTCGCGTCCGAGTTGAAGAATGCGCGTCCGACCGTGCGGCTCTGGCTCAGCGCCTCGTTCACCTTCTCCTGCGTGAACGGGTTGGGCGAGTCCCGCAAGTCATCCAACTGCGCCAGATCATTCTGGACGCTCTCCAGCGAGCCCACAGAGCGATTGGCGTGCTCGACGGCTTCCGGCACCGTCTTGCCAGCGGCCTCGGCTTCCTTGACCTTCTTGAGCCAGCGCACGCCCTTGAAGATCCCGTCGAACGCTGCCCCGACGCCAGCGCCTTCGAGCGCGTTCTTCATGCGCCCGAGCAGTTCGCCGTCCTCTTCCTTCGTGAGCGTGAAGGACAGGTAGCGGTTCATCGGCTCTTCGAGACCAGGGATCCGCGCCACGAGATCCGCAAGCCGCCCGCTCTGCCCGTCGAACACGGTGAACTGCGTCGCCGCGCCAGCCACGATGTTGCCCGCCGCACTTAGCCCGCCTTCGGCCCCGAGCAGGAACTCCGCGCCCTTGACGCCCTTCGCGACTGCGCCGAGCGCGCCTCCGAGGGCGGCAAACCCAGCTCCGAACTGCACGATGCCCTCGGCCAGCCCGCCGACAATCGTTTCGCTCCGACCGAGGAAGTTCTCCTTGTAGTCGGGCAGCGCGTCCAACGTGAGCGTGTCAAGCAGCCCGTAGGTCGAGCGCACAGCGCCCTCGATCCCGCGAGGGATGAACAGCGCCGTGTCGCGCGCCGCCATCCCGAACGTCACGCCCTCGTCGGGAGGAGTGAGCGCGTTACCCTTCGCAGGCTTCGGCTTCTGAGCCTGCTCGTCGGGAGTGTCGAACTCGCCGGAGTAGACGCCTTTCAGGAGATCGTCGTATTCGCTCATTGCTCGAAGAATCCTGCGGGCACGTAGTCGGGCTGCGGCCGAGTGAATGACGCGCCCTCAATCAGCGCAGCCTGCGTTGCCTTCCATGCCTTGAACTCTGCCGGGTTGCTCACGTCAACGCCATAGCGTTTCGCGAGCGCGGCGAGTTGGCCGGTGCCTTCCTTCGCCAGCCACGCATCGAAGCTCGCGCGGTTGTGAAAGAACGATTGGGTCCAGGCGTTCACGTCCTTGGGATCGACAGGAACTTGCTCGGTGCCGACTTGGATCGACCCGCGCAGCATCTCTTCCGGCGACGGGAATCCAGTCTTCATCAGGATCTTGCGCGCCTCGACTTGCTTCGCCTCGTCGCCAGCGATGGCTTTCTCGAACGGCACTCGCCCGAACGCTTCGCGCGCAGCAGTCCGCGCCTCGCGCACGCCGACAGCCGACACGCCGAACGACTCGGCCATCATCTTGACGGCGGGCAGCTTGACGCCGAGTTCCTTGGGAACCGTCCACGCCGCCTGCGCCTTGATTCGGAGATCGTCGGGATTGCCGCTCTGGAGCGCCTTGATGCCTTGGCGAAGCGCCTGGCCTTCGGCTTGGTCGAGTCGGATCTGCGCGGCCTCGGGCTCCGTGGAGAGCCCCTTGCGCACGCGCTCGCCCTGAGAGGTCACGCCCTCGGCCTGGCTCTCGTCGGTCGTTCCAGCCGCGCTCAAGAGCTTCTGAGCAAGATCAGTCTGCGCCCATGTCGTGAACGCGAGATTGAAGTCGTCCGGGCTCATCTTGCCACGGTTCTCACGGTAGAAGTCGCGCACCTCTTTCTGCGCCAGCCCGCGAACGTCGGCGACGAGCCCGGCACGGATCAGCGACAGATCGACGCCGCCGAACGCACCGGACACGGCGTTTGAAACGTCGGCGCTCTTGAGATACGAGACAGGATTCGTCAGCGCGTCGTCGTCGGCCAAAAACTTGTCCGTCTGCGCCGTGTCGATCACGCCTGCGCGCGAAGCCGTCAGGATCAACCCGCGAACCGAGACGCCCTTTTCGTTCCGCTCGCGCCGCACATTCTCCAGGTTGCGCTGCGCCTCGCGAAGTCCGTCAGCCTTCGTTTTGATCGTCGCCTTGGCGTCATTGAGAGCCTTCGCCACCGCAGCAGAACGACCGGCAGCATCCTCCGGCGGAAGCTTGCCAACATCGACTCGAATCTGAGTCAGCGCCGCGTCAATCGTCTCGTCGCGGAACCGCTCAAGATCCTGCTGCGCGTCCGTCGAGCGCCCCTGCGTCATCGTCCCGACGAGCGAGCCGATGGACGAGCGCATGTCCTTCACTTCCTGCGTCGAGGCGTACTTCGCGTGCGCGTCGTCAACGACGGCCTTCTGCGCGTTCGCCTGCGTCCACGGAATCTCGCCAGCATCCGCCTTCGTGTCGAGCCAGGCCTTCGTCGCGTCCGGGCCTTCCTTGTTGAGCCGACGCTGCACTTCCTCGTCCACGCGAGGATCCGGCGCGATGGCTTTCAGTTCGTTCGCGTACCGCTTCTCAATCGCGTCGATGTAGTCCGACTCGTACGGAGAATTGCTCGCCTCGGCGGCGGCGCGAAGACGCTGCTTTGCTCCAAGCGGACTCCCGACCCAATCTTCCTGCGCAATCTGCTGATCGAACGCCATCAGCGCGTCTCGGCGCTCGTTGTGAATCTTGCGATCCTTGCGCTCCTCCATGCGGTCAGCGTCGTGCTGGTAGTCCTCTTCCATCTGGTCCAGCACCAGCCTGAACTTGACCCCATCCTCCGACGTGTCGTTTCCAATCGTCGTCTTGTCGCCGATCTTGAACTCGCGAATGAAGTCGATGCCCTCTTGGCCGTGCCCCGACTCCGCCATCGACATCGCAAACGAGCGCGCCGCGTTGCGGAACGTGCCCTTCGGATCGGCGAGGCCGGGCTTGATCGTCATGCGGACGCGCTCGGAATCGAAGCCGATGAATGCGTCGTCGTACAGCTTCCGCCCCTGGTCAGTCGTGTCCTGCTTGAGCCCGTACAGCTCGGTCATGCGCCCGACGAGCAGCCGCGACGTTTCAGCTTCGGTGTACTGCTGCGCCTCCTGGTCACGCCGCGCCGAAACCGCCGTGTGGAACTTCGCCCGCACGCCCTGGAGCATGTCGATTGCGACCTTCTTCGCGTACGGGTTCGCCATCGCCGGGATGTTGAGAAACTCCCCGGACATGCGATCCAACTCGCCGTCGATGTCGGCGTGATTCAACGACAGGTTCCCGTTCTCGTCGGTCTGCACGCTCATCGCGCGCAGCGTGTCCTCAGAGAGCGCGTGATCTTGCAGATTCAGCACCGCGCGCTGAGCCTCCATCGAGACTTGCCCGAGACGGAAGTACGGACTGTTCGAGCGCGCCAGTTCGCCTCTGTTGACGAGCCCCTCGACCTGCTTGCGGTTGGCCTCCTCCTTCGGCGTGTACGCGATTGGAGAGCCGAACGGGCGCTTGAGCGCGACCGACGCCTCGCCTGCTGCAATCTGGCGCTGCACCTCGTCCTCGTGCGCAGCCTGGAAGAATGCGTTGAGCGTCGGACTGAACTGGCGCAGATCGGCCAACTCGCGCAGCTCGGGCGGGATGTACTTCGCGCGCACGAACTGATCGGTCGGACGCGCTTGCGGCTCGACTCCTGCCACCCCCGGCTCTTGGACTTGGTAGCGCATGTCAGTAAGGGATCACCGGCGCTGACGGGCCGGGCAGGGAGACGATCTGCGACGGCGGCTGACCGTGCGCTCCGTACGGGCCACTGCCGTATCCACCGCCAAGCCCCTCGGTCGGGTACTTGTTCTTGAACTGCCGCTCGTAGTCGAACGCCTGGAGCGCAGCCGTGGTGAAGTTCACGAACTCCTGCATGTAGTTCGGGCGCTGGATCTGCCCCATCTGGCCGGCGACAAGCCGCGAGTGCGCCTGGCTGCGCATCGACTCGACTTCCTGCGTGTACTGCGCCTGCGCGTACTCTTCCGTGTCGAGGATGTTCTGCTCGCTCTCAAGCTGAATGCGTTTGAAGTCGTTGAGCACGGCATCGACCGTATTGCCCTTGACGCCTGACTGCGCCGCGCTGACCGAAGCCGTCGCGATGCGCTGCCCCGACTGGCGCGTGAGTTGATCGAGGGTGTCCGCGAACTGGCGGCGCTGCTGGAGACGGTGCATCGTCAGCGCGCCGTAGCCAGCGATCAGGTCCGCGTTCGTGAACTCGCGATTCTGGCGGTCGAAGCGGTTTTGTGCGCGCTTCTGAGCGCGATACGCGGCGTCCTTCGCGAGCCCGCTGTTGAGGCCCTGCGCGGCTGCAAGAACCAAGGGAATCCACACCACCATCAGATCGTCCTCCACAGCTTGCGGTTGACGGTCAGACTCCACACGCACTCAACATCGTCGGCGTGCATGACGCGGAACTCTGCGCCGAGCAGATCGAGAATCCGCACGGTCGAGTGTGCGCGCATCACCGTCCCCCACACGTAGCCACGTTCCAGCACCGCTCTCCCGAGCATGAACCGCATCGCACGAATCAGATGGCGGTGAGCCTTGTGCGCCTGGAGTAGCGTCGTCGTCACCATCCACGCTCGCGCGCCACGCTGCCCCGGATCGTTCTTGATGCCAGCCAGCGCAATTGGAAGCATCTCGGCCGGATCGCCAAGCCACGCGATGTAGCCCTTCGCATCGGCGAGAGCCTCCCTATCCCCGCTCGATTCGTCATCGAGCAGGCTCAGGGTCCACGCGACCGACTCTGCCGTTGAAGGCGTCAGAGTCAGACCGGCTGGGATCGTTTCACGACATTCAGGAGCCATTCGGCCGAGACGATTGAGTGCGGGAAAGGGGTTGGGTTGGACACATACACCGTCCACGGCGCTTCGAGCCGCTGCCCGATTCCGGCCGTGATTTGATCGCTGAGCGGGCCTTGGAAAGCCGTCGTCGCGTCGCCGATGCTCGTCACGTCCGAGCCGACGTAGAGTTCTAGGTAGCTCGTGCGTTCGTAGCGCACCGCGAGTTGGATCACGCTGCTCGTCTGGTCGAGCACGAGTCGCTGTCCAGTGCGCGCGTCCTCCATCACCTGCGGCTTGTGGAAGTTGTGCGTGCAGGTGTACTTCTTCCCGGCGACCCAGGTAAGTCCAGTGAGATCGACCTGCACGGTGAACGTGTTGAGCCCACTGACCGTGCCGATGTAGCGCGAGACGCTGGCCGGTGTTCCGGCAGGTGAAAATGCCGGGATCGCTCCGAACGCCACAAGCTCCATCTGCGTGTTGGCTTCGATGTCGTACGGCACAGTAACCGTCGAGACTCCTGCCGCAGCGACGATGGACACACCGCTGGTCGAGTTCGTGACGCGGCGATCCAGGTGCAGCCAGTAGTCGCGCCCGTTGTCGTCGATGCCAGGCGAGAGGTCGATGTAGCCGAGGTGGACGCCGACCGTTGCGGCAGATCCGAAAGGCGAAGGCGGGCTGAGCTGCCCATGCGCTCCGACGCCGCCCCAGCAGACGATCACGCCGTCGCTGCGAATCGCGCTGGAGTGGTCCCAGCCGCCAGCGATCTCCGTGTACGTCTTGCCGGCAGGCAGCGTCGGCACCGTGCCCAGCCCGTTCGACGAGAAGCCCCACGTCTTGATCGTTCCGTCGCTCATCAGCGCGAGCGAGTGCGACTCTCCGGCTTCGATCTTGACCGCTGTGAGCCCGCCAAACGCCGGGATCGTGCATTGCCCGCTCGTGTTCGATCCCCAGCAGCGCACCGAGCCATCGGAGACGAGCCCGATGCAATGCCGTCCGCCGCACTTCACGTCCGTGTACGTGAGGCCGCCAGTGAGCACCGGCACCGTCAGCACGTCGTAGCCGATGGTTCCGAGAGTCGGTCCCCAGACGACGATGCTTCCGTCGCTCTTGCGCGCGGCGCTGTGATAGAGCCCGGCGTCGATGTGCGTGTGCGTCGTGGCAACTTGCCCAGCAGGCGGAGCCTGACCGAAGAAATTGTCTCCCCAGCACGCGACCGTGCCGTTGTCGCGCAGCGCAATCGAGTGCTTGCCGCCAGCCGCGATCTTCGTGTACGTGCGCCCGACGCCAGCCGTCTGCGGCGTCGTCGGAGCCTGGAGCTTCACGTTGTTCCCAGCGCACAGAACCGTCCCGTTGCTCATCAGGAACAGCGAGTGCCCCATGTCGGTCGGAGCCGAGAGGTTCGCCTTGCTGGAGTCGATGGCCGTGCAAGTGAGCACGCCAAAACTCGGGACCGTGCTCTCTCCCCAGCGGTTCCATCCCCAGGAGACGACCGTTCCGTTGCTCAGACGCGCAAGGCCGTTCTCCGTTCCATTCGAGATCGCCGTGAACGTGATCGCCGTGTCCAGCGACGTGTGCTCCGTGACGATGTAGAGCTTCGTCCCGAAGAAGTGCATCCCGAGGATCGTGGCCCCTGGGAGCGTGAACGAGAACCACGCCGACTGACGGATCTCATCGCCCTCGCGGTGCTGTTTGAGGACGTGGATCGTGTCCGTCGATCCGCCGCGAACCGCCGTGATCGAGCTGTTCGCGTTGATCTCGATTTGCCGCAGCGGCGCGGTGATGAACGCCGATGCGTGCTGCGTCAAGTCAGTCGCGTCGAACACGTTTTGATCGCTGCTCGACGGCGTGAGGTGGCCGAGCCCGATGTACGTGCCAAAATCCATCCCGAAAGTGACGCCGTTGCGGAACGTCGCAGGACGCGCCGTTGTGACGTTGCCATTCTTCGCGACTTGCGGCCCTTCGTACGTCGTCGGCGTGAGAACCGGAGTCCCACGGAACGCGATCTGCGATTCCTTGCCGAAGATCACGAGCTGTCCAGCCATCAGGATCGCGGAGTGGAACGTCCCGCTCTGATCGGCCGTGAACTTCGTGTCGATTGGGTCTTTGTCGAGTATCGACCGGACGCTCGTGCGGAAATAGTTGAGGTGCTCTCCCTGCTCGCTCGCGAGAATCCCGTCCTCGTACAGCCAGCAGATGCGGTCGATGAACTCCACGATGTCCATGACGTGCCGCGACGAGTCGATGCAGACCGACTTCGGATTGCTCTCCGCGTCGCCCGCCACGATCTGATCCCACGTCACCGGGTCGAACGTGAAGTACCGCTTGAACGCCGTTCCCGTGACCGTACCAGCACCGTCGTCCGTGTGCCGCGTGAGCTTGTGCGGCGTCGTCACGTCCGAGATCGCGATGGGGAACGCTGACGCTGCGGCCGGATCGGCAGGCTGTGGGCACTCGGCCCAATCGCCCTTGCCGAAGACGCCCGATCCCTGATCCGCGACGAACTTCACGTAGAAATCGTCGTCGGGGCTAGAGATCGCGCCCTTGACCTTGACGACGTAATCGTGCGTGCAGAACAGCGGCAGATCGTTCTTACTGTCGATCTCGTTCCAGATCGCGTAGGCGTACACGTCGCCCTGCGATGTCGTGACCGAGAAGTTGTCGAAGTCCGTGTTCGCGGCCTTGATGACAATTTTGATGACAGCGCCCGACTCGCCCGTCGCAGCCGCCATGCGCGTCGCCGTCACCGGAGAGGCCGCGACATTGGCCGCAATCGAGCCAAGTGCCGTGACTCCGCCGTAGAGGACCGAGTTGAGCTTGTCCTCCAGGTTGTGCGCGATGTCCTGCGTCTTCGCGCTGACCTTGAACGGCTTGCCGGCGTCGCCGGGATAGTTCGCGTTGCCGAAGTCCCAGACCTTGTACCCGTCCGTTCCGTCGTAGCCAGTGCCGTAATCCGTTGCGCTGCCGGTCGTTCCAGCCGGGAATGACAGCCCGCCGATTGCATCATGCGTGTGCGCCGAGCAGGTGTACGTCGTCCCGCCGATCTTGAACGAGATCGTGTACTTGAGACCGTAGTTGCCCGTCTTGATGAAGACGTAGGCGTGACCCTTCGGCCGCGTGGGCGAGTAGACCGAGCCGCTCATCGTCGGCGACTGACGCCGGTTCACGATGTAGGCCGAATCGAACACCGACAGCGCGCGGATGTGCTCAGCCGACTTCGTGAGCAGTCCTGCCGCCACGTCGGTCGAGTTGATCCCGAGGTACAGGAACGCGCTGGGATTCGTGGGGACGAGGTTGTCCTGGATCAGATAGACGTTGGCCGCGAGATCGAAGAGCAGCGCAGATCCAGCGCCCGATCCAGACGCATCGAACAGCTTGGCGAGGAAGATGTACTGCTCATCCGGGCCTCGGTCGATCTTGCCGGTGAACGGCGACGTGCCGAACGTCGATGACTTGACCTTGCCGACCCAGACGAGCGGCGGGCGCTTGGTCAGGCCGTGTTCGACGGTGGGCCAGCAGTTCACCTCGCTCTCGGCGTGCGCGGGCGAGCGCATCGGTGCCGGCAGTTGCGAGATGCCATGCACCAACGACGGGACTTCGATGCGCTCTCTCACCACGAG